AATCGGCACAGAACCCAACAGAGACGGAAACGGTGGCTGGACGGCTAATCTGATACGTCTCGACACGGATGAAGCCGTGTGGATACTGAGAAAAGATGAGCATTCCGATAACTGGCAGGCAAAAGCATATCCGCATAAGATGGGACGACCTCTGATGGAACCGCTCATATATAATCCTACGAGTGGAAAACCATTCGGCCAGAGCAGAATCAAGGAGCCTATCAGGAGACTGATCCAGGGCTATGTGAGAACCATCGCAAACGCCACCATCGGGCTCGAGTTCAGTACAGCTCCGCAGAAATACCTGCTGGGAGTGACAGACGAACAGTTTGACGCGGTGGTTAATCAAAAGTTCCGTCAGTACGTGGGGTCTATTATCACCAGCACAGTCAACCCCGAAACGGGCGAAAAGCCTTCATTCGGTCAGCTCCAGCAGGGTTCGATAACGCCTCACGTGGAAATGCTCCGAATTCTGGCGACACAGTTCAGTGCAGCAACAGGCCTCACAGTAACGGATACGGGCGTAGTTAATGACGCTAACCCTACCAGCTCCGATGCGATTCTTGCACAGTCGCAGACACTCGTACTGATGGCAGAACAGCTGAACGCAACGAATGGAGATGCGCTGAGGAACATCGCTCTCATGGCTATGGCTATCGAGAACGATACGAACATAGACGGGCTGGATGATACGCAGAAGAGCATAGTGGCACACTTCAAAAACCCTGCCATGCCGTCCGTAGCGGTAACAGCAGATGCAGCCATCAAGATCGCTTCGGCTCGTCAGGGATTCGCCGACACTGATACGTTCCTGGAGATGATCGGATTCGGCCAGGCTGATATCAGGAGGATAAAGGCTCAGGAACAGAGGGCGAGAGGCCTGGCCGTACTGGAGGAGATTGAAGAGTAATGGCAATCATATCAGCTAAGTCGTGGGACAGATATATAAATGCTCTGCGGAAACTGAATACAAAGGCCACTAATCGGATGCTTGCGAAGATTAACGAGGCCGGGACTGGCGACAGGGAAGCACTCGAGGAGCTTATAAGATACGCATACGGCATCGCTACGAGATACGGTGAAGGGGCTTCAGCTCTGTCAGCTGAGATGTACGATGCGCTTGCAGAGCTGTCAGGGAAAATCGTTCCGCCAGCGGTTCCAGCTCCTACGGCTTCGTATGGGGACGTAGCGAAGGCAATATATGGCACTAATTTACAGTCGAAAAACCCGCAGGTAATGGCTGACAGTATCGGAAGGCTCGTCAAGATGGCGGGCGTCGATACGATGCAACAGAATGCGCTCCGTGACGGAGCAGAATGGGCGTGGATACCGCGAGGCGATACATGCGCTTTTTGCATTATGCTCGCATCGAACGGATGGCAGAGGGCATCGAAGAAGGCTATAAAGAACGGCCATGCGATGCACATCCACGCAAACTGTGACTGTACCTATGCGATTCGTTTTAATTCGGATGTGGACGTAGAGGGATACAACAACGGCAAAGAGTACAGGGATATGTATTACGGAGCCGAAGGAAGTACGCCTGAGGAAAGGGTCAACTCCATACGAAGACGTTTCTACGCCGAAAATAAGGGCATTGTAGGGGCTGAATCAAGTAAGGCGGAGGAGTTTATACTGGAGCCGAGCCGTATCAGGCTGAATCTCGAAGCGGACAAGGTCGCTTATAACCCTCCCAACAGATTCGAGACTCCCATCAACGAGGAGCAAATTATCTCGAGGCTTGGTGGAGGAGACGAAACAAGAGGCTCCTGCGCTTCAGTTGCACTGGCTTATATTGGCAATAAGGGCGGTTACGATGTTCTGGACTTTAGAGGCGGAACGTCACAGTTCCATTTTGCGAAGACCGGACCTCTTGCGGAATTAGTTGAGTCCGTTGGTGGTAAAGTTGTGGAGAACACCAACGACTTTAAGATCGTGTCGGAACTCATAAAGGATATGGAAAACGGCAAACAGTATTTGTTTAGCGTTGGAAAACATACCGCAATTATAAGAAAAATAGACAAGTCTTACGAATATCTTGAGCTACAATCAGCAACACGAAACGGTTTCCAAAAGTTAAACAACGATATTTTGAAAACTCGTTTTGGCTGTCGGAAGTCGCACAGCCTTGGAGGAGATAAAGTCGAAGCAAGGGGAGCGATAGCTGATATTGATTTGCTGAAGGACAATCCCGAGCTTAAGGAACTGCTTGGATACCTTAACACGGCTCCAGGAAGTCAGCAGAAGGGAGTGAGCGGATATGCCAAGTGATTTTTATAAGAACGAACCCGCGGACCGTATTTGGTGGGTTGACAACATTGAAGAAACTGGGGTTTTTGAATTTAGCTTTGATAAAAAAACAGTATTAAATCTGTTCCAAGATTATCCTTGGAAGCTGACTGCAGAACAGAAACGAATCTTTGACAAAGAAAACCCGTTTTGGGCGGATTTCTTCAAAGACAGAAAATAGTTCAACTTAGCACCCGAGAGCGCCCATGGGCGACGTCAACGAATTACAAAAGAAAGGAACAAAAACAATGGCAAATACTTTACCTACAACAATGGAATATTTTGATAACTTACTTGGCGAACAGCTCACAGAAGAAGGTGGCGGTGGGTCAAGTGATTTTAGCACGGCTGAAGTGACCATAGTAAACGGAAGTGAAAGTGCTGAAATTCCCGTTGGGGTTGGTGCGTTTGCAATGGAAGACCAAGACTATACAACTGCAATTATATTAGACTCAACACATGGGATGCAACCTATAACAGAAGACGGATTTCCAGTTGCGGACAGCCTCACCACAACCTATGTGCTAATCACAAACAAAGGTATGAGATTTTGGAAATCCAATGAAACTCGGAATGTATATGCAGTAACGGGAAATGCCGAAATCATTGATGTGGGAACAGATAAGCGACCACATTTCATTGTTAAAGTGTCAGGCGACTGTACCATAACCATCTCATAGCACTTAAATGAGAGAGTTCGAAACCAAGGAAAGAATAATCAAATAAGTTTAGTTTAGCACCGTAACAGGTGCTTTTTTATTGGGAACTCGTCCCCTAAACGAGGTTATTACTCGAAGGAGGAAACTAAATGGAAACTGAAATCCTTACAAATCAGGAAACTACTACTCAGAACGCAGAGACAGAACAGGCAGAGCAAAAAACCTTCACTCAGGACGATGTAAACCGCATCGTAGCGAAGAGAGTCGAGAAGTACAGCGACTATGCAGAGCTGAAGGAAAAGGCTCAGAAGTTCGATGAACAGGTCGAAGCAGGCAAGTCCGAACTCCAAAAGGCCACGGAGAAGGCTGACCGCTTACAGGCCGAACTGGACGCAATCAAAACAGAGGCGTCTATCAGATCTATGCGTGAAGAGGTCGCTACGGCTACGGGAGTGCCCGCAAACCTGCTGACCGCAACTACTCAGGAAGAATGCGAGGCACAGGCTCAGGCGATGCTTACGTGGTCACAGCAGAGAGAACCGAACGGATACCCAGTCATCCCTGACGGTGGAGATCCTATCGGAGAAGCAAAGAAAACCACCCGTGAGAAGTTTGCGGACTGGTTCAATGAAAACGTTTAAAAGAAAGGACAAATATCATGGCAGGAACACCTACTAACAGAACAAACATCACACTTCCCGCAGAGATGGGAAGAGAAATCCTCACAAAGATGCAGACAGAATCCGCTGTTATGCAGTTAGCAAGACAGATCGAGCTCCCCGGCAGAGGAGTTGAGATCCCCGTTATCACTGCAGATCCTGAAGCAGCATGGGTTGCAGAAACTGGCGTGAAGCCCGTATCAAATCCCGGGCTCTCCAGCAAACTCATGAGCGCTTATAAGCTCGCTGTTATCGTTCCGTTCTCCAACGAGTTCAGAAGAGACGCTGCAGCACTCTATGATGAGCTTGTAAGACGTCTCCCCAGAGCACTCGCTCAGAAATTCGATGCTACAGTATTCGGTGCTGGCACAGCTCCCGGATCTAACTTCGACACATTTGCTTCCGCTACCGCTCAGGATATCAGCGGAACAGGCACCTATGCCGGACTCGTTGCAGCTGATGCTGACATCGCAACTCACGGTGGAATCATGAACGGTATCGCTCTTTCCCCTCAGGGCAAGAGTATGCTTCTCGGAGCAGTTGATGGAGATCAGAGACCTCTCTTCATCAACAACGTATCAGAGGGAGCTGTTCCTATGGTACTCGGTGCAAAGACAGTTCTCACAAAAGGCGCATACGTTGCTGGAACTCCTAACACCGTCGGCGTAGCTGGTGACTGGACTCAGGCTATGTATGGCACAGTAGAAGGCATCAGACTTGACTACAGCTCTGACGCAACTCTTACATCCGGAAATACCACAATCAACCTGTTCCAGCAGAATATGTTCGCAGTAAGAGCAGAAATCGAAGTCGGATTCCGCGCTGACGTAACCTGCTTCAATCTCCTGACTGACTAATTGAAAGTCAAGATGATCAATAAGGTCTACGGCAATGAAATGTGGGTCGCGGACGATAGAGTAGAAGAATACAAGACGGCCGGTCACAAGCTGGCCGTCGTTCCTACAGAAAAGCCCGCAGAAAAACCGAAGACCAAAAAGAAAACAGCTAAGAAGTGAGGTGATCCCGATGGCATATGCAACAGTCGAAGAACTTCAGGCAAGAATGCAGAGGGAACTGACCGAAACGGAACAGAATATATGTGAAGAGCTCCTGGAAGATGCTGCTGTCATAATTGACGCATATAACGAGAACGCCAATGCCGACGCAAAGCGCCTCGTTTCTCTCCGTATGGTCCGCAGATCTATCGGAGACGGAACCGCAGACGTGCCGATCGGGGCCACTCAGGGAAGTATGTCCGCATTAGGGTACTCTCAGAGCTGGACGATCGGAAGCGGTACGGTGGGTGAGCTCTATATCGGCAAGGAAGATAAGAAGCTCCTCGGCGCAAGCAACAAGATAGGCTCCTACAGCCCCACGGAGGCTCTCGTACCACTACTGGAGAGAGAAGAGGAGGGGCTCTGATGAAAGGCATAACAGTCACGCTCTATGACAGGACGCAGACGGGCGTCGATGCATTGAATGCTCCCATATATGAAGAGACTGCGACGCCTGTGGATAACGTGCTGGTCACTCCGCTATCATCCGACGAGGTCCTGCAGACATACACCTTAACGGGGCGAAGGGCGGTCTACCTTATGGGTATACCGAAAGGTGACACTCACGAATGGACCGCAGGCAAACGCGTTTCATTCTTCGGCAATGATTGGAGAATCATCGGAATGTCTGAAGAGGGTATCGAAAGCCTTATACCGCTGTCGTGGAACAAGAAGGTCAAGGTCGAGTGCTATGAGCAAGGTTAAATTCAAGCTGAATAAAAAGGGCGTGGGCGAGCTTCTCAAAAGCAAGGAGATGCAGTCCGTACTTAACCAACACGCTAATCGTACGCAGTCGAAGGCAGGTCCCGGATATGAGGTTAACTCTTTCGTTGGCTTCGACCGTGCGCACGCCGTTATATTCGCGGACACCACGGAAGCCAGAAAGGACAACCTGGAAAACAACACGCTGTTGAAATCGTTAGGAGGCGGAACATGATTCTATTCAAACTAATCGAATACCTTACGGGCAAACTCGACGTTTATGTGGGTGTATCCGCTCCCGAATCGACAACAGGCTATGTGTTAATCGACCAGACAGGAAGCAGCAGCAGGAACCACATCATGACGGCAACCGTAGCGGTCCAGTCTTACGGGTCAACGCTCGAGAACGCTATAAGGCTGAACGAACAGGTAAAAGCCGAAATGCTCAGCTTCGCCAGCGAGGACGAAGTGGCCAGCGTAAGGCTCGAAACAGAATACAACTTCACTAACACGGCTACCAAGCAATACCGCTGGCAGGCCGTGTATTCAATTACTCACTATTTAGGAGGAATCTAAATGGCTAACAACGTAGCAAACGTAACTGCAGGCAAGCCTAAGATCTCAGGTGCCGTATACAGAGCAGTAGCAGGAACAACAGCTCCTACTGACTCAACAACTGCTCTGTCAGCTGATTTCAAAGCACTTGGCTACTGCAGTGAAGATGGACTGGTTAATTCCAATTCACCTTCAAGCACAAATATCAAAGCCTGGGGCGGAGACACTGTTCTCGTTATCCAGGAAGAAA